CCTGTGCCTGAAGCGTGTCCTTGTATTTTTACTTTTGCCATATATCTCCTATGCTACTATCCAAGTTGAACCCGTTGGAATCGTAACTGAAACCCCTGAGTTGATTGTAATCGGACTTGCTGTAAGTGCGTTATTGCCACTTGTAATGCTGTAGTTAGCGCTTATAGTGTGACTGTGTTCATACAGCGCTTTGTCTGTAGTATTTCCACCACCTACTGCTGTCCAAGCTGAACCATCGTAAATCTCAGCGCTAGAATCTGTTGTGTTAAATCTAATAAAGCCTGTTGCTGGTGAGCCATCTCTTTGACCTGTTGTACCTACTGGAAGTTTAGCAGAGCCTGTTGCAGAGGTTTTATCTACAATAGAAGCTACACCATCGAGTAAATTGATTTCTGTGGCATCTGAGGTAATTGTTGTGCCACCTATCTTCCATTGTCCTGATGTTAAATTTGGTTTAATGGCTGTAGTGCCATCTAATAAATCATCTATTGCATCTAAGTCATTATTGAGTTTCGTTCCCCAAGTATCGTCTGAAGCATCTACTTCAGGCTTGACTAGGTTAAATGTAGTTGTAGTAGTATCTGCCATATCTTAGTCCGTTAATGTTACTGTTGTTGTTATTTGTGGAGTTTGCGCTCCACCATTAGTATACACCGTTACTGTTTGTTGACCTAGCGAGTTGCCTACTGGGATAGTTGTGTCGAATGATCCACCACCTCCACCCATTGATTCTCCAGTTACTTGTATTCTTATGTTTGTGTACCCTGTTACACTTTGGTCAATTGCTGTATACCAACCTTGTGCGTAACTTCCACAATCTCCTCGACCTGTGTGTACTGCTCCACTTGGTTCAGCTCCAGCTATTTCTACCTTGCCTGATCCATTGTATTTAACAAACAAGAAATGATCTATACAATGCCTTCTCGTGTCGGTATATGTTACTGCTGGTAAACCCTCTGTCCAAACCTCTGTACCATTAAAGAACACTTTATCCATAGAAGTACCATTAAAAAATACTTCTTCTGTTTCAGCTATTTCTGTTCCGTTAATAAATAATCCCATTACGAAGTTTGTATATATAAGTTCCCACCTGATGTCCAAATTTTAGCCATACCTTTTGTTGATTGAGTAGCAAACGGTGTAGCTGTTTCTACAAATGCAGTTGTTGCCACTTGTGTTGTGTTAGTTCCACTAGAAGCTGTAGGCGCAGTCGGAGTACCTGTAAGGCTCGGACTTGCTAAATTAGCTTTAGCATTAATTTGTGTTTGTACATTAGAGGTAACACCATCCAAGTAATTTAACTCAGCAGTAGTAGACGTTACACCATCAAGTAAATTTAATTCAGCAGTCGTAGAAGTAACGCCATCAAGTATGTTTAATTCAGCTACAGTTGATGTAATACCGTTTAATGTGTTGATCTGTGCTGCTGTTGAGGTGACTGCTACACCTGAGATTTTCCAACTACCAGCTGTAAGATTAGGTGTTATTGCAGTTGTTCCATCTAGTAAATCATCTAACGAATCTAAGTTCGTATTAATTTTTGTACCCCAGGAACTTTCACTAGCACCAACTTCTGGCTTAGTTAAAGAATAGGTTGTAGTAGTTGTATCTGCCATTTAGCTCTCCTAAAAAGTTCCTTTCCAAACTCTTAGCTTATCAAATTCACCACTAAGAATATTTTTTCGTACCACTTCTTTACGAGCTTCTAAATCACTCCATTTTATACCAGCTTCTTTACACCATGTTTGTATAACGTGCATTGGTATAGTGCCGACAAGACGATTTTCACCTGTCATGCCATGTTTGCCTTTTCGTAAATTTTCAGCACGATCTAAGACACCTTGATTATCATAGGTTTTTGCAACTATGATTTTATTATCTTTTTTATCAAAATGTACCTGTTCTTTAATCTTCATCCTTACTCCTTTTAAAGTGTGGGGAGATTAAGGAGGACTCCCCACACAGTTAGTTTACCTCAAATTTATGAAGTAGAACAATCAGCTACTAATCCTGAAGCCTTCTCGTTTTTAGAAACAAGAGTTAATTCAGTTAGCACTTGACGTGTTGTGTTATCGCCAGTCTTAGCAAGTTCAGTATTCTTAGTAGGTCTAAGAACAGCTGCACAAAACATATCGTCTTGCAGAATGTAAACATCACGACCTCTGTTTTCTCTGCTAGGAATAAACTCTACAGTTCCCCACGGTGTAACGTATACATCCATGTGCTTAACAACAGTTTGAGCTTCTGATTTAACAGTTGATCTTTGATTGTTGTTACCTGTGAACCCTAAAGCAACATTCATTTGGAAAGCTGATAGGTAAACTGAAGAAGCCTTACCACCATTTTGCCAAATTGATTGCATGCACGAATCAAAGTCAGCTTGAGTAAATGCTGTCTGAGTTCCATCAGTACGAGCTGTGTTGCCCGGAACTGTACCCGTAGGGTTTGCACCACCTGATCCACCAATGTTTGTTACATTAGTTTTCATGTATGCGCCTAGTCCAGCTAGTTCTCTAGCTGCTGATGCAGAACCAGCTTCATACTTATTGTTATCAAACAAAGCCTTCTCAATGTCTAGCTTTTGTTCTTTAGCAATTTTCAGAATTTGGTATGCCATCTCAGCAGAACGACCGGCCTTATCAAGACCTTCGTCTGTATCAGGTATTACAACTGCGTTCTTAAAGATTTGCGTGTAATTACCTAAACGAGTTGTCACACCTCTTGCTTCCGCAGTAGTTGCATCTCCTTCAATATGAGCATTTGCAGCTGATGATCTAAGAGCATCTGTTTGCCACTCATGGTAAGTATTACTTGCTTTTGTTTTTTGTAGTGATGAGTAAAAAGGAGTTTCTTCAGGACTTACATCATATATAACATTTGATAAGTCCTCACGAATACCTTTCACGTCATAACTGTCTAGCGTATTACTTGGCTGTGCCATAATATTTCTCCGTTATGTATTAAGTATTAGATCAAGTGCATCTTTCATATCACCTGATCCCTTGAGTTTTGCCATTTGGCGTGAACGAACTTTAGCTTTTGGAGTTGATGTCTTTTTAGCACCGGGTTTTATAACTGGGTTCGCAGACTTAGTTTTAACTTTAGCCTTTGACTTGCCTGAGATAATATCTTGATACTTTTGTGCATCATGCAAAACTTTAATAGCTCTTGCATCTGTTATTCCAGCAATTTCCTCATTGGTATAACCGTAATGATTTGTTCCTGTCTTAACTAACTTCTCTCTTAAAGCTACAGATTTTTTTTCATCAGCAAAATCAGGTATTTCTTTTTGTAGTATTTGCATTTGCTCTTGTAAATAAGCCTTATAAGCATTTTCTGAAGCCACACTATTTTGTTGTGAGACTTGTTGAAGTTGTGCCATTTGCTCATTGTACTTACCCATCTGCTCCTCAAACTCAATGTTTTTTTGCATATATCCTATTGGATCGGCATCAAACATTTCTTTTGTAGGTTTTTCAGGGGGAGTTGCAATACCACCATTTTGTAATGATTCATATAAATTTGCAATTTTTTGTCGTTCAGTTTTTAATGCTTCGTAAACAGATGCCACTTCTTTTTTCATGTCAGCTGTCTCTTGCATACCTTTTTGGACATACTTCTGCCCGCTATAGCCTTGCTTTAAGTCCTCTAAGGATACCTCTGTCTCCTGTCCGTCTACCTTGACAGTATACAATTGAGGCTCTTCAGGACTGGCATCCTCTACTTGGTCTTCGTATTCCTCATCAGAATCAGAGGCCTCTATTTCAACCTCGTCATCTTCAGTTACATCTTCTTCCGATTCAATATCATCTTCAACTTCAGACTCAGCAGATATTTCTTCTGTTTCCTGAGTTTCTTCTTCTATTGTTTCTTCTATTGTCTCTTCAGGAGCTATTAAGCTCGATACTGCACTTTCTATAGTGCCATCCATTTGATTTTCAGTCGCTTCACTCACGGTGCTGATTCTCCTTTGGTTAGTTTACGATTGTGCATTACCTCATCCGTTTTTACGGAGTCGAAATAATCATCAATCTTTCTAAGCGCACATATCATATCGTGTGCTTTCTCTCGCTGATCCGTTGTTGAATCAGCATCTACAAAAACAGCAACTTGCTGCTCAGTAATCTCTTTTAAGGCTAATTGAAACGTGTCATCAGCCTGTAATGTTCTCATTTTAGCGCTTTTTTCTACAATTGATAGTTTGTTAGACACTAAAATCTACCTCCGCTAACTGCTTGCGATGGTGCTAAATCAGGGTATCTTGCTTCTTGTTGAGCTGCTTTGATATTAGCAGTATCTACAGCAGTACCGTATTTACCTAAAATTTCTGCTGCTTTTATTAATAGGTCTTGATCCATTTTGTCGCGATCTCTGTCATCTATTGCAATAGCTTTTTGTGCTTCAATCTGTAACTTCAATTGTTGCATTTCCATTTGTTTGTCAGCGTTATATTGCTCTGATTGTAATAGAGCTTGTGCATCTGTTAAAGCACTCTCTTGATTTTGTGCTTCTAATTGTTGTTGTTGTTGAATTAACATCTGCTCTGTTTCAGGTGTCATTGGGTTAAAGTATCTATCTATATTTTTAACGCCAGCTAAAGCCAACATATCACCAAGCGTATTTCTAATACCTGTCATGGTAACTAAGCCATTTTGATTGCCATAGGTAGACCATATTTGCATTTGCATTGTTAGAGCTTGTTGTAAAGCCATTTGTCTAGTCTCTTCTTTACCCGTTCCTAACCCTACATTTGTAGAAACATCCATACTAGTGTTCCATGAACGTGGATCAATAGGCACAAATTCTCCGTGTAAACGCATTAGAGTCTCTTCACAGCTGTTTTCTACTAATAGATGTAACATTAGCTTAAATAAACGCTTCATGCCACCCTCGGCAATATTTCGAGCCATAACTTCTATTTGAGCCGATCCTTGTTGTGCTTGTAAACGAGCTGCTGTAGCCGAGGTGTTTTGTAAAGCATCCGGATCGAGTCCTTGTGAGGCTTTAGAAACTCCTGTCTTGCCTTCTACAGTATTGTCCATGTATTGCATTGCTGATAAGACTTGTCCAGCAACAAACGGTGTTGCAATATCAACAAGCGCCTGTGGTGATTTCATTCTGACAAGACCACCGATCTCATTGTTCATTAAATCGTCTACATTAACCTGACCTTGCACATAACCTTGTCTTGGGGAATTTGTTAGTGCTACGTTATCCATCATTCCTCTCAGCATTGCTGTAGAAGAATCTTGATCATTCATAATTAAGTCTGCAACACTACGACCAAAGAACGTGTGTGGTTCAGGATCAACTTCAAAGACCGCAAAAGGAACTTCACCCCACGGTTCGCACTCTAACATTTTATTGTCACCGCCAGCCATAAGGATACGATACATAGAAGCTATTCCAGTACCTTCCTTGTCCATTTTCATGTACGCTTCAGTAACTGCAACTAATTTCATAGATAGGTCATAAGTATTAGCCTCTTCATCTTGCTCATAACCTTTACGCTCGAATGCTTCAGTATCTGTATAGGTATCATCAGAAGATAATCCTGAAAGCTCAGATACTACGTCATAATCGTAACCCATCTGCACAAGATCACTCACTCTCATTTCTGTTCGGTGTGCAACTACATATGCATCGTCAACGGACTTAGCGTTACGATCTACAATAAATTCTTCAGGAGGTAATGCTTCAATCTGTAATTTACCTTTTTCTTTTTTGTAACTAACTTTTAAAGTGTACTCAGGCATTTCCATTTCCATGCCATCTTCACCCATCTCCATAGTCATTTCCATAGATTGCTCTATAACTGTAGCATCTGGCTCATTTACAATAGCTGTCATTTCTTCTTCTGTGACATTTGAGAAATTAAAGAATTCTTCTTCAGTATTGTCTTCCCACCATACTTTTAATACACCTGTTTTTTTAACTAATGCATCGTGGATTACATCATTTAGTAACGTGTAACCATTTAATTCATTAAATCTGTAATTAGCATATTTTGTAGCTTGTTCTGCACTTTTAACGTCTTCTTGGCTTGTAGGAACATACTCTACTGCATTTTCTGAAGATAAAAAGACACGCATAAGGCTTGGTTTTATAGCACGAATGGTATCACGCACTTTAGTAGAGACAATCTTACTTCTACCATCTTCTTGTCCTATGTCTACTTCTCCTTCAAAGTAACGCTGCGATTTTATCCGATCTTCAGCAATTTCACTTTCAATAAAATTAATAGCATTCCTGACTGCATCACTAGCAATGTCTTGTACTTGATCATCTGTCATTTTTTCTAACTTTGCCATTAATTACTCCCTGTATTGAAGACTTGACCTAATAAACCTTGCATTGCTGGAATTGTACTAGCAAATGGCTGAGTAGCTTGTGTTATATCAGTTCCTCTAACTTTTGCAAAGGCTTCACCACCTTTTTCACCAACAATTTTTGTAATAAACCTATCTAATAGTATTTGCAATTCATTCATTGCACTCGCATCAACTAATGCCTCTTGTACTAACTTTGGATTTGTCTCTGTGATTGTTCGTACTATTTGCAATGCATCTGCTTCAGGAATAGAAGCATCATTTAAGACTTTGAAAATGTATCTTGATCCTTGCGCTATATCACCACCAGCAATTGGACTATTTTGTATCATGTCTTGTGCTGTCATTTGCATTGGATTAGTTTGCGCTCCCGCTTGGCCTGATAAATACCCTTGTGCATCACTAGCTTGCGTGGCGATATTAGCTTTACTTATAATTGCATCAACATCATTTTCAGGAAACACATCAAGAATCATTTTTTGTAAATTTGTTCTATCGTCTGTAATCTTTCTAAATGTTGAAGCAGTATCTTTATTTTTAAGCGCTACTAAGAACCCATCTCGCAGACTTTGCATAAAACCGGGGGTATTTGCATGTCTATCTAGCATCATTGCTAAATCTTCCGGCTTTTGATTTAATAATTTTTGACCATATGTGTAAGCATCTCTAGCAACACGCAAGTTATATGCATCTAATCGCACCGCTTTAAGATCAGGTGCAAATATATCTAGTTGGCCTTTTAAATCATCTTGTATATCTTGAAAGGCTCTTCCTAAATTACCTTTACCATTTCTGTATAGCTCATCTGTCTTATCTCTAATTGATCTGTATATAATTTCAGCATCTTGTACAGTAGGTTGTCTAATTAATTTAATAGCGCCATTTTTTTGTACCTCATAGAAAGGAACCAAGTTGCCATTTGCTCTAAACATTGCATTAATATCTTCTGCTCCATCTGCAAAGTTTTCTATAGCTCTTAGGACTTGACCAGTAGTTGCGCCATCTAGTTCTCTATTGTTATCTTTAAATACTGCATCATATTTTTTTCTTTCAATTTTTCTAAATGCATCATCTTCTAATAAATGTAGTTTCATGAGGTTTGTATCACCCGATCCACGGCCTAATGACTCTTGCATAGTATCTTTCAATGCATCTCTAGTAGTTTTGCCTCTGCTTGGTATAACATTTGTATTGCCACCATCAGGTGTAGCTCCTTGAATTGGAACACCCATATCATCTACAACATTTGGATTACCTTTAACAACTTCCATCAATTCTTTCTGTGCTACACCGCTATCAGAAAGTTTCATTGTTTGTTTTATCCATTCTTTAAGCGTTGCATTCTCAGCAATAATCTCACCATCTGCTACTTTTTGTATAATTTGTTCTTCGGTTAGACCTGTTTCATTAACCATTTGTTGTAAAGATTTTCTAACAGCTTTGCTCATGCCATCTTGACCTTTTCGCATTTTATCTATTGCATTAACTACTCGCCTACTCAAAGGTCTAGCTAGTCCAGCTATAGTGCCACCTAATGTTGCACCAAAACCGTATCCACTTGCTGCATCTTCTACATACCCAGCTAGGTTAGCATCTTCACCAAACATTTCTTTCTCATTGGCTCCAACAGTATAAGCGGCAGTTGCAGCTCCTGATTTGTTAGCAGCATTTAAAATACTTTTAGTAGAATCACCAGCTTTAAATAACGATTTACCTGATTTGGCAAGTCTTGTTATGTTTGCTAAAGCAGCTGACCATGAGGCTGGGCCTCCAAATATTGCAGCTACCGTTCCGGGTATTGCACCAGCAAATTCTGCTGCTAGAGCTTTACCACCGTTTTGTTCTGCATATTCAGCCATTTTTCGTCTAATTTCGTTTCGAGCTGTCACATAATCAACATCTGCTTTAAACATTGACTGTGCCATAGCTTCTATCTCATCTGCAAAGCCAAAGGTAGCACCTTGTAAAGCGAATCGACCTAATTGACTAGGTTTTTGTTCCATAAGTGGATCATATTCTTCTCGTATATCAGGTAAATTATCTATTAATTCCATACTACCAGCGGAAAGTGGCTGATCTTTTTCAGCTATCATTGTATCTAAAAGTGTATCTAGGGAATCCATACTCATTTTATTTTCCTCTGATCAAATATCGCTCTTCTTTGTTCATAAGTGAAGTTTTTATACTCTTCTCGACCATATCCTCTTGATGCTAGTCTTGCAACTTCTTCAGGAGTTAAATTTGCCCAAACAACTGCATCATGCCTGTCTGTTTCTTCCATAGCAAGTTTTATAAAGCCTGACCATGTACCATCGCCTTCAAACATAGCTCTTCTAGCTAGTTTTTCATATTCTTGTGCTAGTTTTCTTCTTGCTGCAATTTGTATCATAACCTGTTCTCTAAGCTCTTCAGGTCTGAGGCCTTCATTAATGTTAGTTTTCATAGCCATTTGCATTTCTTTCTCAGACAATGCACCAAATGTTGCACTATTTATAACACTAATACCTAATTCATTAACTAAGCCTCGTAATATTGCAGTTTGTTCGTCAAAAGCTGGCAAGTATTGTGCAATCTCACCTGATAAAGCACCTTCTTCAGAAGCTGTCATAATTCTTTCAAACTGGTCAACTTGTCTACGGTATTCTTGTGCTTTCACATAATATTCCGTACCCATTTCTTGTGCTTGTGCTTTATCTTTTACTAAAGCCTCTTGTTTAGCAATTCTGTCTTGTTTTTGTATAATTGTTTCACCAAACGAATCTAGCCATACTTTTTCACGCTCACCCGTAGATTTATCTGTCTGAATCTGATAATGTTGTCCTTCACGAGACACACCATCTATTAAGTCTTTACCTTGATGCGTAAATATTTCACTTAGACCTAATGCATATTGTTTATCAGTTGTTGGATCAAGTCCAGTTAATTTCATTGCTACATCAAACGCTTCATCGCTCATTGAATTGTCAGCTTCTACAATCTCGGCTAAATCTTGAAGTTTTGCTTGAACTTCAGGATCGGCATTTGGTTTCCTCAAGAATTTAAGGACAGCATTTATATCTTTACCTTTGCCCGGCTCTAATGAATATTTAGAAGCCTCTGATACACTTATAGCACCAATTTCTAGCAATTGTGCAATATTGTTTTTTCCTTGTTTTTTTAATACTGCAACCAATGATGCTTTGCTTTTGTTCATTGTCGATGCATCAATACGTTTTTGAAATGAGGCTGCTAAGTTGGCATCAGGTCGTAAACGCATAGAGTTAAAACCCATACCCATTCGAGCAATTTGAGCATCTGTTGGGTTGCCTAGCATATCACTTATGCCTTGCATAAACCCACCACTTGGTTGCTGTATAGCTTGCGCAGTCTGCATAGGCATTGTTTGTGACATAACACCCATTTGTTGATCCTTTAATCTTCCTGTATCACCTTTGCTTACATTACCTAATAGGCCATTTAAACCTCCACGTTTACCAATCTCATTACCTAAGAGACCACCTATAAGCATTTGCCCTAAACCTATTGCCATTTTTTATCTCCCCGGCATCATTGATGCGCCTAATGTTAAGTAATCAAACAACCCCTTATTTGCTGTTGTAGTCTGAGTTGAGCCATAAGGTGTAATGCCTATTGCGTTATTAAGATATTGCAATCCTTGTGCGGGATGTCCAGTATAACCAGCAAACTTATTCTGCGCTCCAGTCATAATCGCTTGTTGTAGTGCTTGTTGCATTGCACCTTGCGATCCAAGATTACTGTTTACAGTTTGCCCCATGTTAAATCCAAGATTAGCAACATTACCTAATTGATTAGCTGCATTTAATCTTTGCGCTGAACCTGATTGATTTGCTCCTTGATTAGCTAATTGAGCTTGTAGGTTGTTATTAATATCGTATTGAGCTTGATTCTGAGCGTTTTGAAAACCAGCCTGTCTTAAACCAGCAGTAGCACGAGCCATTTGCTCAGTCATGTTACGATCATTCTCTGCCATTGCTATACCGTGGCGTGAACCACCAAACGCATTAGCCATATTAGCACTAGCACCTAGTTGATTCCTATTTATCAAGTTACTGCGTAGCATGTCATCTTGTGTAGCTTTAACAACTGCATCATCGTAAGGGTTAGTGTATGGATTTAAATTTGTAGTAGCAAGTTGATTAGCTGTGACTTGTGTAGGTGTGTAACCTGTTTCGTTTGCACTTACTTGACCAGCTTTAGTGATAGCATCTGCTGCCATTACATTAATGTTTGGTCTAGGTTGCGCTCCTATACCTAAATTGCCCTGTGGTGGACTAGGTAAAGGTGTAATTCTATTATTGATTCCACTAGGTATTAAATTACCATTTTCATCTCTAACACCTTGTAATCCCGGTGACTGCGATATAGTAGGGGTTGGCTCTGCAACGAGTTTACCTTGTGCATCTAAAAAAGGTTTCATCCTATCCCTTAAATTATTAGCTCCACCAGTCATAAGTCCGTTACTTGTAGGTGGCACATACATAGAATGATTAGGATTTCTAACTGCTTGTGTTTGAGCAATATGATTTGGATTACCTACATATCTTCCCATATCCATAGGGTTATGAGGTTTAGTTACTTGTCCACCTTGTGCTTGTCCTGACATTACTTAATCTCCATTTAATTATCTACCACCTACTCTACGATAACTGTTATAGCTTCTAGATGGTGTTGATTTCTTAGCCGCTGATTTTCTTGCACCTACATTACCTCTACCACCCCTACTACCAGTTGTTCGTGTCGGTTTTGGTGTTGGTGTTCTTACAGGTTTACTTTTAACAGCTACTGGTTTATTTCTATTATAGTTAACATTTACTTTTGGTTTAGCTACTGGTTTAGGTGTGTAACCTTTTTTATCAGCAACTGTTTGTTTTGGTGGATCATATGCTTGTGCTTTTTTCATTGGAACAAAAGTTTTATCGGCTATTCTTTCTTTAATAACTTCATCTCTTGCTTTTCCAGCATCCATACGATCAAATATACCCTGTACTGCTGGTGCATTACCACTTGCAGCTACTCCTCTTGCATTATCAACAGCTTGTAAATAAGCGTTCTTACCAAATGTACCATCTAATAAACCCGCTGCCTGTTGGTATCCGTGTCCAGCTATTGCCATTGGTATGCCACCAAATGGTAAAGTGTTTGTACCTGATAATTTACCAGCATCTTTACCTGATCTAAAATGATAACCATCTGTTGCATCAGATACAGGTATATAGGTTGAACCATCAAGTTTATTAAGGTTTTCGTCTTTGTATCCAGCTAAACCTGTGCCATCGCTCCAAAAAGGTGTGTCTAATTTTTTGTTTGCTCTGTGAGCTGCAATAGCTTCTTCAGAAACATTACCACCAGCAACTACTCGCATTGGGTAACCCATTATTGAGTTGTAATAACCACTACCACCTTCAGGTGCATTAGGATTATATAGTGTGTCCATTACACCATCATATCTATTGCTAATGGCATCACCTAATGTTCTGTTATTATCCATACCTTGAAAAGCGTTCTCTGCTTCATTTATACGAAATTCATTCATTATTTCATCAGGACTTTTATCGTCAGGATTGCCATATCTACTTTGAATTCCTTGTGTTTTGCGTAATACTTCAGCAAGGTTTTCTCCCATTCCTTCTCCAACGTCTCTCATTACTGAGTCTGATCTTACTGTAGGAATGCCTCGCCCACTATTAGAGCCACTACTCATCATAGATTGACCTACTGTAGGTTCAAAAGGCACATAACTAGCATCTCCAGGCCTACCTAAATCTAAATCCCTGTTGAATAAAAAGTTTCTTCTTGCATCTACCATTCCAGCATCATTCTCTGAAAAAGCAGATAATATACCCGGTTGCCCCGGTATTTCATTGCCTACTAAATTGTCTCCTATAGGCATGGTCAAACCACTATTTAATTGGGATATGGGAGCTACATCGCTCCCTATTACTTTCCCGCTAAAAAATCCGCCATAATTTCATCTATCGGTCTACTTACGTTTGTTGGTGTATATCCTTTGCTATCTAATCTACTTGATAACTGAGGTTGCATTCCAGCTTCTATATCTGCTGTATCATCCATTGCTCTCGCAGTTCTATCTGTTGGTACATCATCAGGATCATCGTAATTGTAATTAGCTCTACTAGGATGTCCGGGGGAGTTATAGTTATCGTATGCACTATTTATTGTTTGATAATTTAGTTGACTATCGTCTAAATAGTTTTGCATAGCAGTAGGTGTATTTGGTGTATAGCTAGGTGTTGAAGGTGTTGTAGGTGTAGTTGGGTTGTTTGTTACATTACCACCTCCACCACTAGGTCTTCCAGTAGGTAATGGATTAGGGTTAGCTGTAGTTGCTACGTTCTTACCAAATAAGGCGTTATATTGTTCAACTGCATCAGGTTGTGCTGCAATAGTCTCAGCTAGAGCTTCTTCATAGAGTGGCATAGTGCTGTATCCACTCACACCTCCAGCAAACGTACTAGGTGTAGGAATACCATCCATAACACTTTCAGGAGCAGCTAATCCAAATGCTCTAGCTGTATCTAAATTGTTTTGAAACGCTGAAATTTGACTAGGAGTAAAACCAGCAACTTCAGGGCCTCTGTATGGCATATATTCTATGCGCTGAACGTCTTCAGCTCGTTGTAAGTTACGAATCGCTGGTTGTTTAATCCATTCAGGTATACTTGTTTCTTCTACTTCACTACCACTTTTTCCACCGCCACCACTCATGTCAAAACTCCTTTAATAATGTTGTGAACTGTTCAGTCCATCCTTTTGGCTGTAAGATTTTTTTCCAACCTCTACGCCCTGTTACTGTCATACCATTGCATCCTTGTGCTTTACCCCATGCCATTGCATCATCATGCATGTCTGTAATTTGTTCTATTCCTTGACCTTGATCACCACCAGCTAAGAATACGTGTAATACTTTCTTATTAGGATACACTACAATTTCAGTTACTGCACAACCGTTAGCACCTAACCACAATTGCATATTACCACTTAACACTCCATCGACCACATCTTTAAAGTCGTGTGTATCGCCACCTTTCTTTAGTGCAGCTTGTATCCACTTTTGGCATCTTAATAGTTCTTCTGCTAATGTCATGGATCATACTTTAACTTCACCCAAGCTCCGTTCTTAGATACTACAACAGCGTTTTGCGATTCATCCCACATTAAAATGCCATCCTGTGTTGCTTTTGAATCAGCATCTTTAAATTCTAATTTGTTACGTGTATTTACTAAAAACTTATTAATACGCTCACCCCACGTACTCCATTTATCGCCTAACGGTGGTGGTGGTAACTGTGAACTCATCGACCACCTCCTGAATCAGCTTCTATTCTCATGATGCCTGATCTCCAATCAGCGAGTTTGTTACCTTCTACACGCAATCGAATCTGTCTACCTGAAAATCTTACTGAGGTTGGATTAGCGAGTGTATATGTGCCATGTGTAGTTTCTGTATCGTTAGGATGAAAACGTGTCTTAAAAGATACTTTAACATCGCCCTGAGTACGTTCATCAGGTATAAGTTTAGTAACTTTCATAATTTGATCACCATTACCAAGAGATATTGAGCCTGACTCAGCAAATGGTGTATATGTTCCGTGTGCAAATCCGTATTCATGGTTATATAAGTTTCCACTAGCATCTGCCCATATTGGATTATCAAACACACCACGATCAACAGCTGCTGTTCTGTCAATAGTGCCTACTGCCCAATGACCTTCTTTATAGTCATAGGTAACATATCTATCATTCTCTGTAGAATTTTCTGATGTATAAAACCACCATATTTCACTATGTTGTGAGTTATGTACTGCGTATGCTTTGCTAATTTGACTGTTAGAGATATTACCAAACACAAGATCGTGTACGTCACATTGCAATTCTGTTGCCACACTACCATCAAAGGCAAAGAATCCATTAGCGCCTAACCAAAATGCTCCTTGATCTATTGCTACTGCTGCCTTTCTTGAAGCAACACCACAAGCTGTACCCACTCTTTCAAATCCATATACAAATGGCGCACCTGAATACGTTGCTAAATGTGCATCCGTATCCGTTAATATCAGCGTAGTACCACGCATTCTTACACCACACATAATCTGACCAGTTGTAACTAATTCAAAGTCACCAGCCTCGTTTGTTGCTGCTGGAGTCCAAGTAGTATTAGCTTCACGATCACACCATTGCACCTTACGTGGATTACCACCAGCGCCTAATGCAAATACAAAGCGTTCTTCCGTTACTAGCATGGAGTTATTATTAACAGGTGCATTAGTTAAAGCTGTCGGTAAGACTGACGTGTTTAATGCCCATTCATAAATCTTGCCATCCTTAGATGAACACGCTAATAGGTTTTGACCAAAGTTGTCTAATGCCCACGTTGTCGCTTCTTGATAGATACCTGTGTTTGGTCTTGTAATACCATAGATACCGTTATTCCAAAAACCTCCACCATAAGCAACATTAACACTAGCATTGACATCACCAGCAGTTAATCCTGTAGGTGTTATATCTGATACCGTGCTTGAAGCATTGACGTAATAAAGTTTATTATGACTACCTAATGCTAGAGCTGATCCGTTAGTATTATCAACCCAAGCATGTAATCCTCTTGGCACAGAAGCAGATGCTGAAGCCTTACGTGTATCCCATCCACCTACAGGTCGTAATGACTTATCATGCCATCTTACAAGATTAGAATCTCTCCATCTGTTTGATGACTCAAAGTCTGTACCGTTCCTATAAACGCCCGGTGGTATTTCAAGTGGTATTAATGCCATATTATGCTGCTATTAAAGTCCATGTTTCTGAACCCTCTCCGATAAGTTCCCATTTCTTACGCCCTGATGACACTATTGCTGAACTTGAAGTAATGTCATTTACGTCTGCTGTGTGTTTAAATCCACCTCTTGGATCACTTACAGAAGAGGCACTTGCCATAGAAGCACTAGCTAACATAATTAACTCTGAGTCAGCATCAATATCAGAGATACCATAAATACCGTAAGAGTCTGTAGCATTAGCTAAGTGTATTCTTTCACCTACAGCAGTTGTAGAAATAGCAACCGTTGCTGTTGCAGAGCCAAGCGATATTTTCTCTGATGCACAACTCGATGTACTTGTAGCTGTTATAGCACTTGCACCTACAGATGTTAAATTAGCTACTGTAGTAACAACAGTCACACCAGCAGATAAAGCACCTGATGTGCGTACTCGGACAGCTATTGCATTAGCAATGCCTGAAGTAACCGATACTGTGGATGCACCTTCTTCTAAATCAGCAGTAGAATACTTACCACGGTTAAATTTATATTGACCATACTTCATTTGAAGTTAGCCTAGTTCAATGTAATATCTAAATCACCTGATGGTACACGAAACACATCTCCTGAAGCTACTGCTTTACTGGCAGATAAGGTTGCATACACCATGAGATTGCCTGATGTCGATGCATCAAATACTCCAACGTGTGTGACTGTACCCCAAGAACCTGTTGCAGTTGGAAATTCTACTGCTGCGTTATTGCTAGTCGTGTCACC